TTTAAAGGAGGTATATGTATATTTTTCCAATATCCTCCGAACTTTTGTTTTACAATAAAAGTTTAAATATTGTTCTCCCTTTGGTGAATGGCGCTTACTCAGGCATTCCAGTCTGGTAAGTGATGTTCAATCACTAGAGTGTTACATTCCGTATCGGGCCCAGATCCGACGCTCGACCATACGATTAATCTCATATGGGAGCTCGAAATCTAGACCGATCAGATCCTGATTAATTGCCAACTTGAACAGTAAAGAAAACAATCTGTTCTCGTTAGCAGTCAACCCATCCTTATTCTTCGATCGAAGCTCTTTAGCTTTGATCTTGAACAGGTTTGGGTTGCTGAAATCATGTTCCGGAGGTAACCCTTGAATGATACCCAAGAGTTTCATGATGGTCGCATACAAGTTCTCATCGTTAGACCATCCTTCTCCAAGGAGGTCATCATAAGTACTTGCCAAATTCCCCTCATTCTTAACATACGTCCAATCCATATTGTACGCATGCAAGAAACGGCGGGGACCTGGCAGGAACAGCTGCGCCAATCCAGAAGATAAAATCGGCTTCTGGAGGCGGTACCATTCCTCATACCGTCTGCGGAGCTCAATAGTCTTAATAAGAGTTGTCTCATACTCCTCTATCAGGATGTTGAGAAACTCTCGTAATATAATAGACTTTTGAGACTCCCGAATTCCTTTCAGGTTGACTGAATCTGTCAGTAAAGCTTTCTGCTGTCCAAATATAGATAAGCTACCTGCGCAAGCAGCTAGCCATCCAAATAAAGGGACTTTCGACAAACCAAACACCTTCATATTGTAAGGTGTTGGAGTCAAGAATTGCAGAATTGCCCTCAACCCCCACCCATCCAACTTACCTTGCCGCATATTTGCAATTACGGCAATGTACTCAGAAGGATATAGGAACGATTTAATGGCCTTTAGGAGCCATCCATTATCATTCAGTAAGCTATCCGAGCGCTCCATGATCCGTACGGCACGTACGGCTCGGGAGCCAGGGTCCTTAATCGCGAACTCTTCGCGAATGGACATCGGGGATATCTCCTTCCCGTCCAATACAGTACGGGAAAGGAAGTTGAATAATGATGAAGAAGCATATGACTTGGCCTGTGAGATCGGAATAGAAAATTCCGAACACAGTTTAAGGTACATAGCACCAATTGGCATCGCGGAATCGCGTTCACCAATTACTACGTCGTCACCAGTCACACCATAAAGGTGATGTAGCTGAGGCAGCACTCGTGCTGTCCGAGTTACAGATGACGTGCCAGGCGCGCTCTCGCGCATGACACGCCACGCACTAAATTGAACCCAAGAGTGGTTGAAGAGAGCTAGAAGCGCAAAGGAGGAAAGGAATCCCATGGGCTGACCTCTCGTGTAACGATAGGTTCTCCCCTGGAACTCCTGAATCTCATCCTTAAACATCGGGTCTCCCGTAAGGGTAAAATCCCGATCCGTAAGGAGAGTAACCACACGTGAGGCAGTTTCTACTGCCTCAGGTGTGTTCCCCCACAGGCACTCCATCAATACTTGATAAAGCTCAACAGGAATAGAATCGGTCGCAGAAGATATATCCAGAGAGGACCAGGAAACAGGAGGTAAGTGAGGATTCTCCTTACCCTTCTGTACAAGCCATGTAAAAAGCTTGTTCTGGTCATGTGTACCATCTTGAATGAAAGACTCTAGAATAGCAAATATCTGGTCATGAAGAGGCTTCAGGACCCGCTGTGAAAAGATATCCCCTATAGCAACCACGCGCAGCTTACCTCCCGGTTCAGGGAGTAGATGCAAGCGAGATAGTTGTAGAGGACGTCGATTCCAATTACGGTCAAGGGCTTTCTCCTTCATGGCAAGAGACTGGAGCTCGTCAGTGTCGATCGATACTGGGAGCCCAAAGGTCTCAGACAATGCCTTTAGTGCTTTAACTAGAGGGGATTGTCTGCCAGGAGAAGAACGCCACAGGTCTACCCACGCAATAGCATCCTTCCCTTGCGAAAGTATCGCGGTACCATTGGGTCCAGCCGTTACCGGAGTGAAGAACTTAATCTTCCTCGATATCGGCACCTGAATTAAACAGGGACCCTCCCTTGTAGGGATGGCATCGTGAGGTTTCTTAGGGTAGTCTGCTTTGCGAAAGCCTGGACCTGCCATCTCGCCCTCAAGGGGGGTCTGTCTGACCCCCCCGATGGCAGGGATGTAGTGCTCCGTCAAGAACGTCCGGTACTCATCAAGATACATTTGTATCTTGGGAGTAACTACCAGTTTTGGTAGGGATATCGATGACAAAGCTTTCTTAATGTCATAAGGTACATGTATTACTTTGTACACATGACACAGAGAAAGCCAAAGCTGGATCACGCGACGATTACGTGCGCGTATTCCGGCCCTGGCACCAGCAGGCAACCAAGCAGGTAGGCCTCTCGTGAGTTTCACGGGTTGACCATAAGAGCGCGAGTTCCGAGACTCCCCGGCCAGATATGCGGTTATAAAGAGTGAACTAGATTTCAGGTATACACAGAACCCGAGGGCTCCTCGGGTCCTTGCAATATTAATCAAGGATCTGAAGGATTTCCGAATATCGGAATATAACATACTAGCGGAACTTGGAAAATTTAACCAAAATGAAAGCAGTATGGCCCAACGGTTCACTATGCTAAGAAACCGTAATTGGTTCTTCGAAGCATGCTCTCCGGTGGATTTTCCTTGTTTACTGGCTGAAGGGCCAGTGACCTTGAACATCACTTTTCCATCTTCCATGAATGCACGGAAAGACCGGGCCAAAGAAGACTTCATTCCCTGCCAGAACTTGGCAGACGCTCCTCTTAAAGAAGGGGGGGAAGTTTCAGGCTTGGGTGCTGAGATATCCTTATCGGATGGCTTAGTATCACGTGGCGCTGCAAGTACAGTAACTTCAGCCTCATTGGAAATGAGAATAAATGTTAACCGTTCATATGCCTTGTTGTTCAAGTACATAATTTGACTTGGAGTATTTGGGTCTACAATAGCCCAATAGCCTGCCGCGACCTTCAGCCAATCGACATTCCATATCAGTGGGTGTTTAGTGTTGGTGACCCACCGACGGGAAGCCCCGAAGGATGGAGTAGTAAAAGGAGACATAAATTGTAGTGAGGGGGGAGAGCTGTGGAACAAAAGTTTCATGGTTTTCTCTTTCTTTCTATATATTTATGGATGACACGCATGTGGTTAGTCACACCCCCAACTCATTAAGTTGGGACGGAGATAGGACCGTAGTCCATTTCCCCGGGTTGACCACGGGCATTCCGCAAGTCTGGAAAAGGACTTCCCTAGACCGAATTTCTTCGGGGGGGCAGTCCGCTACAGGCGCTAGTGTGTGCTATTTCATGTGACCCTTCGTCAACATTCCCTCAGCACAACCCTCTGTGGTTGGTTGAGAGCCCTGTGAACCCTTTTCGGAGGCCTTGGGGGGTAAAACCCAAGTAGCCGCTTACTGTCGGAGAATAACCTAACAGCGTAACAGCTGGGACCGCGCCGTCTGGCGCCG